TTTTGTTTTCCTTCTCTCTTTAAATTTTTTATTGAGTCTCTCAATCTCATTTTCACAATACCAAATTGTTTCTGTATCCTCTGAAAATGTTGCACACTCTAAAAGGCTTTCTAAATTTTTAATCTGTTCTTTAATTGCTTTCATTTTGTTTACCTCACTTTTGTTTATATCTTGTTCTCTCTGTTCTTGATTATATTATAACACAAATAAAACAAATGTTAATAGATATTTTAAAATTATTTAAACAAAAATAAAGCTTATATACTACATAAATTAATATATAATATATAAGCTTATAAGATATAAATTATTTAGTTAGTTATTTGTTTTGTTTTCTTTCATCATTTTTCTTTCTTTTGCTGTGAACTCGTCCTCATATTTAGACTTATACTTTTTATGGTATTTGTCTTGCATGTTGTGAATTGAAACAGAATCATAACCTGTACCATTTAGCTGTTCACACATTCTGTTAATTTCTTTAATTTCTTTTGTTACGTTTTTTACTAACTTAGAAATGTAATCCGCATCTGCTGTCATACCATAATTTGTACACTGTTGCCATAGTTCCTCATATAATTGTTTTGTTTGTTCTTCCCAGTCTTTATACCTCTGCATAGCTGACCGAACAAACTTTGGTAACACGTTGTCATTAACATCTGTTGTGGTATATCTGCTCCAATCAGAAGGGATAACCTGTGGTAAATCAACCTGTTTCATTGGTATTATTTTATGATGCAAATTAATATATTTATGATGCAATTTTCTTTTGCCTGCTACCTCACTCATATATTGGTATTCTAATTTACGTTTGAAACCTTGCAAACCTAAAAAACAAAAGTAATCGGCTAATTGTTCATGCATACTCAAAGCCTTTTGCATATGTTCATCAAGCTTTAAATATATTTCTTCTGCACACTGTTCTTTTTCTCTCTCATTTGTTTTCTGCATGGAATAACTTTTGTTTTGTTTCGTTTCAACTGACCATGGCTGTTCATCCTGTCTATTCATATCTTGTTGTCCATTATACATTTCATTCATTCAAAACACCTCCTAAATTGTTGGGAAATTGTATGCTGTTTTGTTTAACTCACAAGAAGAAACAACAAAAGTTCCACTATCCGTTGCTACGTTTGTATGGTATACTCTACGACTTCTTATTTGGTCTGCATGGACATTGTTTCCACATTTTGTTCTTAAAACATACTGTGCTGTTCCTGTTCCAAGTGTAATTGCTACTGTATCTGCACTAGATATTCCTGTCGGTAATCCTTGTGCAACACAAATACATACTTTTTGTTTATTCACAAAAGTTTCCTGTGGTATGTTTAATATTAAAACACCATCTGTCAAAGTTACACTATTTGTTTTAACAAAATGTACACATCCTCCGCAACCATAACCATTGTTATTATATAAACTACATGACATAATCTCAAACCCCTCTCTAACGCTCTACAAGCCGAAATAAGGACGGTATTTCTACCGCCCTACTTCTCACGCTCTAAGCGGATAAAATACTACCTAGCACCCACAGCAATTATTACAACCGTTGTTATAATGAGAATACATATGAGCACTCTCATAAGGTGAACAGGTCTGATAAGCTGGAATTGGTGTTGGTCTTAATGTGGAAATTAATGTTGCATTTTGTGCCTGCTGACTTAACTGGAAGTTAGCTGTTTGAAGTTCATCCCTTAATGACTGGATTTCATTCTGTGTCATTAATGCTCTTGTTGCATCACCATCCGCTTTAATAGCATTAACAATGTCACAAGTGTTACGAGCATTTTCATAACGTACAGCATCAAGATTCCGATTAGTTGTACAGCAACAATCTGCTAACTGTGTGGCAAGTGCATTTGTGTTCTGCATACCTGCAACGGCTACATTATTAATCGCCTGCTGTGTGCCATTAAAACCATTTAAGAGTGAGGTGTTCATAGCATAGAAACCATCACAAAGTCCACTCTCTAAACCATTCAGTTTGTTAATAACCGCTTGGTTATCAAAACCTCTTTGAATAGCTGAATCTGTATATGCACTTGCTGTTCCATTCATGCCATTACCTCCCCAGTTTCCTCCCCAGTTACCGCCCCATGCAAGTAAGAAGAAAAGAAAAAATACCCAACTGCCATTGCCATCAAACATACCTTCATTGTCTCTGCCTAATGCTAAAGCATCAGCTACGCTTAATCCGCTACCATCCATACCCATGATAAGTACCTCCTGTATGATTTTTATTTATATAAACCACTATTGGTTCATACCTTATTTTCTAAATGCTGATTGCATTTGTTTCATTTGATTTTGAAACTGGTTATATGCATCTTCTAAACTAATACCCCTTTGTTTACAAAGATTATTTGCTACCTGTTTCAATTCATTCTCTGACTTTCCTTGTGCCATTTGTTTCGCCCTTGCAAATAATGGATTATTTTTAAACATCATTTCCAACTGGTTCATCTAGGACACCTCCTCCAAGTTCTTCAATTCTCTGCTTCATTGATTTAATAACATCTTCAAAATCTTTTCTCAAAACATACATATTGTTTTGTTGTGCCTGTTGCTCCTGCATTTTATTTTGATTATCCTCTAATACATATGTTTTTAATTCCGCTGTTCCATCCAACATGATTTGTTTTGTGTAAATCTTTTTGTTTGCTACATCTGTAAAAACAAATAAACTACCATCCAAATCTATCATGCTTGCCTTTGCTTCGTCATAACTGGAAACAGGTCTACAATTAATCATTTGTTGTGGTTGATTAAATGCTTGCTGACCTCTCATATATCCGTTATACTGATTTGCATATTGCTGTTGGTCGTATGCATTTACTCTATCTTGATACATTTGCTGTTGGTAAGGACTCAACGGCTTTCCCATGCCATAACCACCATAAGGGTATGTCATTTCCACTCCCTCCCTTCCTTTTGTATGACTCCATTATACAACTATTATTGTAATAAAAGTATAAATAAAATGTATTCCTAGTACACAAAAAGGAGATACAAAAACGTATCTCCTTTATTTTACATAATATTTCCAATTTTAATCAATAGTTTTCTGTGCTTATTCTTGACAGACGATTCTAACATGCCTAACACATCTGCAATGTATCCCAAAGACTTGCCTTGTTTATAATGCATTTCTATAATCTTTTTGTCTTCTTCACTTGCCATCAAGTTGTTTAACATTCTATCAAAATCCTCTACAGAATCTATTTGCTTTAATTTCTTTCGAGTCAAGGCATTTTCTTTGTTCATGCCACCACCCCTATTTCATAAACTTACCACAATTAGGGCAACGCTTTTGCCCCGTTGTGCTTTTACCTGTCTTTCTTCCACTACCTTCTCCGACTCTTCTTCTTGTTGTTGTTCTTGTCACCTTAACATATGCTTTCGCCATATTTTATCCTCCTATTTCTTTTCATTATGAACTGCGTTACCATTATATTGATTTCCGCTTACATCATTATCATTATACTCTGCATTTGCATTTTCTCCCTCTGTTCCAACCTCAATCTTTTCTGTTGTAGTTGTTTCAAACTGTGATTCATAATAAACAAAACCAGAATACCCGACAACTGCTTCTGCAAACATCAAAACAATTAATAACATAATAATTTTATCTTTTATTTTGTTAGACTTTGCATATTCTTTTTGTACATCCAACAATACTTTACTTTGCTTACTGTTTTATCATCCATAAAACCCACCTCTAATCTACATACCTTCATAAGTTGCATATCTTCTAAATATAATCCTTAATAACCTTCCGACTGTGTTTTTCTCCATAAAATCATATAATTCCTTACTAATTCTTATTCCTGCTGTGACTTTTTTCTTTGAATCAGTCGTTATCTGATATGTAAAATATCGTTTAATTGTTACATTACCAAAATCATTGAGATTTACATAAGGTATTGGTAGAAGTGTATCTTCGTCTGAATCATAATATAAACATTCTATTGTAAATTCGTCAACACTCTCTCCAAATATATCGACAAGAGCAATATATGCCGTTCCATCTGCATTTCTTGAAAAGTGCTTACTAGAACAAATGTCATATTGTTGCCAATTCTTTGGTGTTAACTTACTCATAGAACTTTTAAGCTCTCTTAAAGTTTGTTGTGCTTGATTTGCTATTGTTTGTAAACTTTTTGGAGAACCAACCATAAATTCTGTTCTCAAATCTGTTACTGACACGCCATCTGATATATAAGAAACAGTTCCTAATAAGATTCCATATTGTGCATCTGTTTTTGGAACATTTGGCTGTCCATCTACTAAATCAAGCAATTCTACTCTCATTCTTCTGTCAGCCGCAACATACATTAGTGCAATTGCTTTTGCTGTATTAACAGTTAAAGATATTTCCAAGTCCTGTTCATCGAGTGTATACCAATACCCATTAATAAATGCCTTTCCCTTCTTAATAAAAAGACTCATTCCGCTTGCATATGGTTTTAACCCTTGCACTGTTGTTTTGTCAATCGTTCCTGTTAATGTTTCCGAATCCTCAACATATATTCCATTCGGAATAAATAAACTTAAACAATCTGCAAAATCTTCGGCTTGATATGTTCTATCATATGCACCATCTTGTAGCCTTGCATTAAAAAATCCACTTCTTTCTGCCATTTTGTTCTCCTTTCTCTTTTCTTTTATTATAACAATATATTATAATTTGTCAAGTTTTATTTTACTCTTTTCCAGATATAGCAAGTAATATATGGTTGTAAATTGTTATGTGCATTTCCCCCACCTGTATTTCCAATAGTGTGTGTATGTGTTGCATCAAGATAAAAACCATCTTTATAATTAGCTGTAGTTTCCCTTGACGTAGAATAAAGTCCATTTGTGTCACCCCAATTAGAAAAAATTCCAGAAGATGTAAGACCCCACTTTTTGTCCTGTCCACTAATATTTTTTACCCCACCTTTTAAACTTTTTTCACTTGCACTATGGTTATGTGATGGCATTTCACTAACTGATAATTTATGTGCTTTTTCTCCTCCTATTTTGTTTGCTGTTTTAAAATCATCGTCATTTTCATCGACTCCAACAAGTACCCTACCTTTAATTCGTTCCCATGTTCCACCCCACTTTTTAT